CAGCGTACCACTCGTTGGGCTACGCTCTCAGGAAAGTATTTAAACTTTGCCTATTTTTGGGGGTGGTTTGGACCCTTAGCAGATGGTTTATATAGCGGATCAACTGCAACGCCGCTTTCTTGGGCCACCTCCTCAAGTGGACTTATGTGCGAGAGTTATAGACTCCCGACGTCTCGCTCAGGGTACCTCAGCACCAAGAGCCTTGAGTAGCTGCATGCCTTCGTAGCCTTCGGCGAAGTTACCCGCGCCGATGACCCCCACCGCGCCCTCGCCAACCCCCAGAAAGGAGCCGACGAGAGGAGCGAGGCCGAAAGCAGCCCCAGCTGCAGCTGCCATGGCGACGAAGCCTGTTGCTTCGGCGACAAGGACTTTCTTGTTTTCATCAGCAAGGGCTTGCTGGTAGTCTCGCTCGATGTCCGCGGCTTCCGCGGTGCGCCTGGCGTACTGATCGTGGAAGTAAACGTCCTCGTAGCGCCAGAGCTGCTCGTTTGTGAACTTCGAGAAGTCGTAGCGCCCGTCGGGTCGTTTTGGCCAAGAGGCTTTCTCTTCCTCCAGATGTTTCGCGGCTGCAGCACGCACTACCGCCATGAAATCGAGCGGCTCCTCAGGCGCAGACTGGCCCGGTTTGGGGACCCAATGCGGTTTCGCGGGGTGTGAAGGCCCCGCGGGCGTCGGCGTTTTGATCGCATCCGCCAGTGAGTGAGCACCAAGGTGCGCCGCCTGCCACTTGAGCCATGACTCAGTGAGTTGCAGGGGCGCGTTGCCCGAGGTGCCCAACAATGGCGGGACGTCGACGTCCGTGCCGGGCTTAGGGAGGTGTATGAGAGGAACGCCTCCGTAGCCTTGATCACGGCACGCAACCGCTGCGTCCCTACGCAGGGTAGACACGTCATCGCAGTAATGCGCCTGTTGCTCCTCGTCAAGGAGTGAAAGCGCCTTGAAGATGATGGCCATGGTGGGGACAACCACGAATTGTTCCGCGATCTCCACTCCAAACCACTCGACAGTGTATGCGAACCACTTGTCAAGCCACCACGCTGCGTGAAGTGCCATTGAACTGGCCTGAGGGGTTGTGCCGATGAGAACGGTCACCAGCTCAGCCGTCGGCACGACAGCCGGCTTGTCTTGTTTGGCTATGCCATCTGCGCCTGCGCCACTAGACGCCCGTGCGAAATGCGCGACCGCGGCCCGTGCCAGCAGAGGTGCCGACAGGGCCTGTGAGCCACTCGACCTCGGTGATGCAGGAGCGCGAGCCCATGAGGTTCGCCGCTTCTTCGAGTTGGCGCACGTCTGCGCGAGACGGCTCGGGGGGGGAGAGGGCGCTGGTGAGTGTCTTTGGGATAGCCTCCCAGTTCCACGTGTAGGCGAGCTCGAAGTTGAGCGCCACGGGCGTGTTGACCCAGACGATGAGGTAGTAGTAGTCGGGGAGCGACGTACTCACTCCGCTTGCTGCCGTCCAGTACTCGTAGTCAGCTGAGTCCATGGGCGACCAGTGAAAGGTCTGCTCAGGGAGGACG